TCATCAAAGTTGGAGAATACCAATTTCAAGACAGATTGCTCTGCTTGATTCATTTGGTCGCCGAATCTGTTTTTGTAATTGTTTGTGATTGGATACTTGTTCAAACCCAACGATGGTTGGTTATTCCAGTAGTCAAAATAGTCAAAATTAGTTACCTTTTTTGAACGAGTTAGTATGTCAACCGATATCAATTGATTTGCAAACAAACCTGAATTTACAGCACTCAAGGCATCATATGTACTCATCACTTCATATGTTGTAACGTTTTCTGCTTCTTCTTCCAAATTAGATTGGTTTGTATTTTTAGGATCATATCTATAACTACCATATGCAACAGTGTTTTGACTGTCCATTAAGTTTTGTAAAGACTTGAAATTAAAACCATTCTTATTTTCAAAGAACAACATATCTGCACCAGGTACCGGCGCCATTGGTCTTGCATAAGTTGACATCCAATTAATGGCATCAAATGGTTTTATGTTTGGTACAACAAAGCTATATGTTCCATATGTTGGATCGATGTTTAATTTTTTGTCTGGAATGCCAAGATATGTTTTGCATATGTCCGTGATGTTTGATGCAATATCTTTGTTTGGATATGATTTACTAATCTTATATTGTTCTGATAGTACCATTTCTTCTGAGCAAAAGTACAAACAATATTGTTCGGTGTACATATTGCCAGATAAGGCTCTCTTGTCAATCTTGTATACGCGGAATGTCTTATCGACCTGTTCACCCAATTTTGCAGAACTTCCATTTCCAGATTTATTGAATGTCAGTTGTAAAGTTTCATTACCTGTTAAGTTAAGTATTTCGGCATAACCAACACCTTCAGTCAACAACACATAACCGTGAACAGTATTCTTAAATAAATCTTCTTGATACGATACCTCATTCATTAGATAACGAATGTCTAAAGCACCCACGGCCGTCAGCAGTGTTAAGTTGACTAATGCATAGTCCTTTGGATTACGTATACCTGCCATGTTATGTGTTCAATACTGATGTAAATTGTTTTTCTAATGGAGATGCATAACTTGCATTCAACAGACTAATGTTTCGTTTACTATCATTCAAAGCAACCTCATATTGAAAAATAGTTTGTGTTGATTTTGACACAGTTTTTGTTACGTATTGTGATGTACCAGCAAAATATGCTGTGTTTGTAACTGGCATTGTGTTGTTATATGCAGTAACATCAATGATATAATTCATAACTGTTGTGTTTGAAGTAGAACTATCGTATGTTGTTACCGTCTTTATGTAACTCTGTATTGTGGAATCAGTATAAGAAAACACATTTTGCAGAGAAACATTTGCCACAGGGATGTTTAAAATTTGTGAGACAGTATTGGCATATTTGTCAAGAAGGTAATCATTGAACATACTTTGGCTCATTGGCCAATCCGCTTGTATGTCTAGTGTTTGATTTGCAAATGGAACCATCCAGTATCTGTAACTATCGTTATAATACTTACTCGCAACAGTATCTGGTGTGTCTTCTTCTTGAATGTTATACGAATAGAATAACAGAGAATTTTTCAAAAGTTGTGGAATAATTTCAACACGTTCCATAATATTCACAACACTCACACTATTACCATTGTAATCACTTGTGCCTATGATTGGGAATTGAGCAAAGTATTGCATTATCTTAATCCTCCTGTTGAACCACTTCCAGAGTAAGATGTATTATTGAAACCTGCCTGCAATTTTGCTTTAGTGACAATTTCAACTTCTTTAAATGTTAGGTTCAATTGTGTCTGAACTGGTGCACCATCAACGTGAGCTGCAAAACCGTTAGGTGCATAATTAACATCTATTTCTGAAAGAACACAGTCACCATATTTTGGTAAGAATGGATTTTCTTGTGAGTTAATCATAAACTCGATGTTAAAGAATGATGGTGGAACAAGGAACATACCAGCATCACTTGCAGAACCAAGCAATAGGTCTGGTGCAAAATGATACTTAAATGTTCCAATAATATCGTTTACGATTTGTGCTTCTGTTGCTGAAGCTGGTGTGAATGTGAAAGTTAACTGAAATTGTCTGAAACCAACACCACGATACAACATTTGCAACTGTGGATTAATCGCAAAACCATTACCTTGCAAATTAACATCACTAATTGTCTGTTCATTTCCGCCTAATTCACCACCTGCAAATCCAACAATTGTAGATTTTAGTTTCTGTACCGCAGCATCGGATGCGTATGCAGAACCGGTGTTGGATAGTTTACCACTAGCGAATTCTGAAATGCCTTGAAGACCACGTAAACCACCACCCATTTCATTTGTTAGACTTAATTCATCATAAGATGCACTATAACTGGCGTTTAGTGTGTCTGGCATATATAACGATATGGCTGCCCTAGGTTGATATGTTTGTGGTTGAATTTGAACGCCAAGTAATTGTTGACCACCAACCTTATCACTAACATTGGCACCTGGAACTGGTGTAACATCAGTCTTTTGCGGCACAATTTGTTTTACCCAAAACTTCACATAGTGATTTTTTGTTCCTGAACCTAAATCCGATGGATAATTATAGATTGTGTTAAGTCCTGTTTTTTGATAAAGGCTCGCCAAAGGACCTTGGGCATTTTGATTTTGTCCAGTGAAACCAGGTACTATGTTTGTGGGTGTTATCGATATTGATGCTGGCATTTATTTCTCTCAAGAGGGAATATTACTATTTATGGCTTATTCTGGAAGATTTACACCTAAGAATCCACAAAAGTATGTGGGTGACTATAAAAACATTATTTACCGGTCAACTTGGGAGGCTAAGGTCATGACCTGGTTGGACAAAAACCCTGATGTTATCTCTTGGGCGTCCGAAGAACTCATCATACCTTATATATCTCCTGTCGATGGAAAGTACCACCGGTACTTTCCTGACTTCCTGGTCAAAGTTAGGACCAAAGATGGTAAGTTAAAGACCATGATGATTGAAGTCAAACCTAAAAAACAAACGGTTGAACCAGAGAAAAAGAAACGTGTTACCAAACAATATATTCAAGAAGTGGCAACTTATGGTGTCAATCAAGCCAAATGGAAAGCAGCAAATGAATATTGTCTTGACCGTGGATGGGAATTCAAAATCTTCACAGAAGACCATCTCGGACTGTAACTAAATAGAAGATGGCAACATCTAGACTAACATCACTCGCAGAAGCAAAAAAGGTAGCAGGACATAAAACTATGTCTAAAGATGCCACCGTATGGTTGCAGGATAAGATTAACGAGTTAAAAAGAGGTCAGATACAACAAATACCTTCTACGATAAATCGTGAGAAGTTTAGACAAATGTCTCAGTTTAGGCTGGGAATGATGTATTGTTTCTATTATGACCCAAAAACTAAGGCAGATTTGCCTTATTGGGATAGATTCCCCATGGTTTTGGTGTTGGAAAGATATAACGATGGTTTCTTAGGACTGAATTTGCATTATCTTCCAGTCAAATGGCGTGTAGCATTTCTAACCAAGTTGATGAGATATGCACAATTGACACCAGACCATGATATTAAAAGAATGAGAATTTCTTATGATATTTTGGATGCATCTAAGAAGTTTGCAGAATTTAGACCATGTTTAAAGAGATACTTACACAGTCATGTTCGTTCTAAGTTGTTGATGGTTCAGCCGGATGAATGGGATGTGGCCACAATGTTACCAATACAACAGTTTAGGGGTGCCAAACCGCAAGAAGTGTGGAGAGATTCTGTATTGGAATGGAAAGAACACATGAAACACTTTAACACAGAAGAAGAATAAAATGTCAGTACAAATGTCTTCATTTATAAACTCATTTAAAAAAGAGTTGGCACGTCCGAGTAAGTTTGATGTTACTATCATTCCAATTTCAACAATTGCAAGTCCAAGTCTGTTAAGACAGTTAACCTTACGTTGCGAGACTGCTGAGTTGCCGAGTAGAACTTTTGGTACTGTTGACCAGAAGTTTGGTTCCAATCCAACACAGAAATATCCAATACACTCATCTTATAATGATTTGACTTTGAGTTTTATTGTTTCTGGTGATATGTCAGAGAAAGTTTTCTTCGATAACTGGATGGAATTGATTAATCCAACCGTAACATTTGACTTTACTTACAAAGAACAGTATCAGGCTACAATTTATGTGAATCAATATGATTTGGCCTCAAACACAACGTATCAATGTATCTTGTATAACGCATATCCAATCACAGTAAATCAACTAGACTTAGATTGGTCCACAGATAGTGTACATAAGTTGACTGTTGTTTTTGCATACGACTATTGGCAAAATAGTGTTGTTAAGAATAGTTATGTTGGTTCTTTTGTGCCATTGGCAAATACAACTAATGTACCTACTGGTTTATCTTCACTATTTCAAGCATCATATGAAACATTGGGTGCAATACCCACTGGACAACCACCAAGTCCACCACCACCAATTTCAGCAGCAGACCAGATAGGTTTACCAAATTCAGGAACACCAGGTTCAGTAAATTCGTAAGAATAATTGATTTTTTAATGGAGATTTATAATGGCTTTACCAAAAATTGATGCGCCGGTCTATGAGATAGACCTACCTTTATCAAAGAAACATATTAGATTTAGACCTTTCTTGGTCAAAGAACAACGTAACTTATTGATGGCCATGGAGTCTGACGACAAAGACACCATCGAGAAGAACATCAAACAGATTTTACATAATTGTACTTTGACAGAAGATTTGGATATCGATAAGTTGCCAATTCTTGATGTTGAGTTTTACTTTTTGAATCTACGTGCACGTTCTGTTGGTGAAATCGTTACCAATAAATATCGTTGTGAGAACATAGTTGAAGACAAACCTTGTGGTGGAATGATGGAAGCTGATGTTAACCTGTTGGATATCAAGGTTGACATGAGTAACACACCAGACGATTTGATTCAAATTAATGATAAGATTTTTGTTAAGTTGAGATACCCACAGTATTCTATTGTTTCCTCTGCTAATAAATTTGCATTGGCAACAGATATGGCTTTCAATATGATTATTGAGAGCATTGAATACATTACTGATAGTGAACAGTATTACTATGCAAATGAAACTGATCCGTCTGAATTGAATGACTTTGTTGAATCGTTAAGTCAGGAACAGTTTTCTAAGATTGAGAATTTCTTTAACAACCTTCCAAGAATGGTGAAAACGTTGGATATGACATGTAAGAAATGTGGATTCCAACACCACATAGAAGTGGAAGGGCTAGAAGATTTTTTCGGTTAACATTTCGTCATGATACCCTAAGGAATTACTATACTACAAATTTTGCATTGATGCAACACCACAAGTATAGTTTGACAGAACTTGAATCGATGATGCCTTGGGAAAGAGATATTTACGTTGTTATGCTTACACAATACATTGAAGAAGAAAACGAAAAAATTAAGCAGAAAAACAACAGTAGATGACACAGATAGCTTCATTACTTGGTGGGGGTCCTAAACCGAACAAGATTTCGGGGCAGACTCCTGCCTTGTTCAAACCGAAGCCAAGTGAAAAGACTGTCAATACGGTCAACAAAATCAAAAAGAAATTTGACCCACAAACGATGTCAAATGCCATGGGCAAACCATTGGGTGATGATACTGTCAATAAGTTGACTGGTCAAGACGATAAAAAAGACCCAATCAAGGTTGCACCAAATAGTGGTAAAAAAGTTGGTAAGTTAGACACTGCCAACTATTCTTCAATTTCTGAAGACCAGAAACAAAGAATGAGAAAAGGTGACGGTGTTGCCGATGTTGTTGCCAAAGTAATCAACTTCATGAAGGCTGCTCGTGAACAAACAAAAACTCAACGAGAGTTGACCAGAGACTTTAAAAAAGAAGAACACGAAAAAGAAAAACGTGCACATGAATCTCTATTGCGTCAAATTAAAGGTGATAGGGAACCAGAAGAACAATCATTGACACGCAAAGGTGCCACGTTGGAGAAAGTCTCCAAAATTGGTGCAGAAGAACATCCTGAGGTGGTACAGAGAGTTACTCAGACAAACGCAACACCTGCTTCTGCTGGTCATCCATTACAAAATTTCGGTAAACCAGAACCAAAAGAAGGTGTATTGAGTAGTGTTGCTAAGTTCGCTTTATCTACAACCTCAAGAGGCATTAGTGCAGTTTCCCGTGGTATTGGTTCTGTGTTGAGTAGTCCAGTTGGTGCCGCAGCTGCTGGTGCAGCCGGTGCAACCTTGGCAGCAAAAGGTGTTGCATCGGGTAAATTTTTGAATGCTGGTATTTTTACTAAGATTCCTTTACCTGATGGTTCAGTTGAATCACGTGAAGGTGGAACAATCTCTTGGCGCAACAATAATCCTGGAAATTTAAGAAATGGTTCTATTGCTAAAGAGAATGGTTCTATTGGTGAATCAGGTGGTTTTGCTGTTTTCCCAACACTAGAGGCAGGTGAAAAGGCAAGATATAATCTTTTGTTTAATTCAAACTTGTATAAGAATCTTAGTGTTCGTCAAGCAATAAGCAAATATGCACCACCTTCAGAAAACAATACAGAGAATTACATAAAACAAGTGACTACTGCTATTGGTGTACCAGATTCAACAGCAGTTGCAAGTTTGAATGAGAGTCAAAAACAAGCATGGTTGAAAGCTTCTGAAAAAGTTGAAGGTTTCACTCCTGGTAGAGTTGCTATTGTAAAACCAGATGGTTCAACAACACCAGGATCACCAGAACCAACTAGGGTGGCAGTTGTTACACCACAAACAACCGCACCTTCTGTTGGTCAACAGTTAAATAAGGTTTCTACCGAGAACTCCGACATGAAGAAAGATTCTGACGGTGGCACTTTGGCTTTAGTGAACAATTCAACTGTTGTAAATAATACAATAAGACCAAAAACTGTCAACATCGTTCAACGACCACCCATGTCTGACGCACCACAACTATTACAAAATAAACTGAGTTACGTATAATGGACCAACCAATAGTAAGAAAAGCAGGTAAAAAAGATTTCCTTTGGGACAAAAAGGCCTTTGGAGGTAAGGGTGCATGGTACGAGGTGCACAAAAAAGGTGGTTTTGGACGTTTGGCAAGTAGAAAAGAAAAAGAAGTTTTGGGTAATCCAAACACACCAATTGAAAATAAAGAGGCAGAAAAACCTCAAGATAAAACACAAACTGAAGGTGGCATGTCTCGTAACAAAGGCCGTGCAATTAGAAACACCGGATTGAAAGACCTGTTTAGAGAAAATCTATTAGAAGGTCATGGTTTTGGTGCCATAACAAAGACTTTATCAGAATCTTTTGAAGCCAAAATGATGGGGTTCCAAGAGGCATTTGACCCATTGAGTATTGCAAGAAGATTTACTGGTCCACTTGGTGCGACCATTTTGGGTTTGGCCACTGGTCGTAGTGATAATGACTTGGAGTATTTCACTGGTCGTAGACGTACAAAATCAAAAATTAAAGCAGTAAGTAATCCTGCTACAACAGGCAAGAAAGTTGGTGCATTAGACACTGCAACATATACTTCTGTTTCTGAAAACCAGCAACGTAGATTCCGTAAAGGTGACGGTACTGGTGACTTAATGGCACGATTACTTAACCTTATGAAGAAGTATCATGAGGAAGATATCAAGCAACATGAACTAGACCGTGATGAAGAAAAGGCACGTAAGAAAGAACGCACTGAATGGAATAAAGAAGTCATCAAATCCGCTGGTGGTAAAACTGCCACACCAGTTGGTGTCGGTGGTGCCGGTGGTGAAGGTGATAGTAGTAGTGTAGTTGGTGACATAATTGAAGGTGTTGCCGCATATCAAGGCGGTAAGTTTGCACTTAAAAGAATGTTAAAGACCAAGATTGGTAGAAACTTGGTCAAATCTGTTCTACGTGCCAATCGTTCGGTTGGTAAAGGCATTGGTAAACTTGGTAAATTCTTAACTGGTTCTGCTGGTGAAAAGGTTGCCACTGAAGTTGCAAGCAAGTCTGCAACAACCGTAACCAAGATTGCTGAGAAACCTGGTTTCTTAATGACTGCTGAAGAAAAGATTGCACAAAGAGCCGCAGCAAAAGGCTTAGGTAAAGTTGCAGGAAAAGAAGCCGCTGAATCTGTTGGCAAAGCAGCATCAAAAGTTGCAGATAAGACATTGATTAAGAAGGCAGTCACCAAGGCTTTAGGTGCCGCAGGCAAATCGATAGTTAAAAAGATACCATTGATTGGTCTTGGCGCAGGTCTTTGGTTTGCTGCTGACCGTGCAATGGCGGGCGATTTCAAAGGTGCGGCTGCTGAAGCAACATCTGGTGCACTTGGTACTATTCCTGGTGTCGGTACTGCTGGTTCTGTTGCAATAGATGTTGCACTGATGGCCAGAGACATCTATAAAGAAACTTATGGTGTATTCCCTGAAGATGATGATCCAAGAGCATCAAGTGCTAGACTGCAAGACATTTCGGATTCTATCAAAGAGATTACAGGCACTGAAACTGCAACAAAGGTTGAAAGTACACCTATTGCACCTCCTAAAACTGCATCTGCAACGACCACACCATCACCTACACCTACTGCCGGTAGTACTTCTCCTGCCTCTTCCGCAGGCGCAGGTAGAGGCTTTGTTTCACCACCAACCGTAGGTTCTATGACCGCAACACCGGCTGGATCATCACCGAGTGCTGTGTCATCAAGAGTGCAAGCAGCAATTGCTGAGAACCAAAATGAAAAAACCACAACAGGTTCATTAAAACCTATTGTGGTCGACAACTCTAAGAGTATCAACAGAACTGCTAAGTCCGATGATACTGTGAGTTATGGTGATAACTTCAACGTAAGAGAAGTTGATCCAACATTACGCTGGATCATTGAGACTAATATACGTAGAGTTTAATCTTCAGCCAACTTGCTGAAGTAAGCCAAGTCATCATCTTCTGTTTCAAATGGAGGATCGTCAGCTTCTACTTTAGGTGCTTTACGAACTTGTTCTTTGATAGTTTCAACAGTAGTTTTTGCTACTGGTGTTTCACCATTAAGACCAAGAACCTTTTCAAGACGAACCTTCAAGTCATCATAAGACTTGAATTCTTTCTCTGCAACCAACTCTGCAAGAGAGTGTTCTGCCTTCCAAATCTTTTCCAATTCATCGTCATCTTCCAATAGGACAGATGGTGCGGCAAATTCAGACTTGTCGTAGTTTTGGTAACCAGCAACTTTAGTGATACGCAACTTGAAGTTTGCACCAGTCCACATATCGAATGGGTTGATAGCAACTTCATCTTCGAAAGCAGGATTCATTGCACCTGTAATCTTCTCAAAAATCTTGGCACCGAACTTGAACAATTTAACTTGTCCTTCATTCTCTGGATGCTTAGGATCAGAAACGATATACACGTTAGCAATGTAATTCAACTTACGTTTTTGCTTACGGACGATTTCTTTGTTGGCTTCAATACCAGAATTCCACAACTTGTTGTTGTGTTCACACACAGGACATTGTTGATTCTTGGTTGTCAAGCAGTTATCAATCAACCAGCCACCAGGACCCTGGAAGCCGTGACCAAAAATCTTAACCCAAGGCAACGCATCATCACCATCAACTGCTGGCGCAGGCAAGAAACGGATAACGGCAGAACCATTACCTGCTTTGTCTACTTCTGGTTTCCAATAGTTGTCTTTGTTGTCGGTAGCGGCATTAGAATTTAATGCTTCGACTGCTTTGGCAAGCTTATCCAAGTTGCCAGATTGACGTTTGAGGTTTGCAAATGAACTCATATTATTTCCTTATAAAACGGAGTATTAAAATTAAAACGGATTGTCCACATTGTACATAATATAACCATATTTATACACGCAGGAGTGTATCTAATATGGAGATGGTTGTCAAGGCATCATGGTGATGAATGCCAGTACCACCTGCTTTGTTCCAATCATCGATAACAGATTGAGTGTCATCAATGATAATGGAATTTTCATCGGCAAACTTGTACTTTAGTGCTTTACCTGGTACAAAATTTGCAGGATAGTTGATGTTGTGTTTACCAAGCCAGATTTCTTTTTGACGAGAAATTTCAGCATTGTTTACTGGTCGTGCAGTAGAAGATAGAATCTCTACAGGAACACCACAACGATTAAGATAAGTCAACAATACATTAGCATCAGGCATCAGATCAAGGTTCTGAAATTCTTTGTTTTGAATAAAGTTAGCAAAACGTTGACCAAACCTTTTACGAGCATCATCACTTGATGGACTTGTATTGTGGATTTCATGGTATCGTTTATGAAAATCGGCAATTACACCGTCCATATCAAGGTAGATTTTGGTAAATTTAGGCATGTTCTATAATCACTTCTTTAAGTATATTTTTGAATTTAACTTTATCGTATTGGATAAAAGGTGTATACTTTTCACATTTCAATCGCCAATTGGGCCAGATAATATCATCATTGATTTTACGGTCCCACATGGGAAAGAAGTTCATAATATCATTAAGTATACACAAACTTTCCATAGAGATAGTGCCAGACATAACCTCACGGAGTAAAGTTGGATGTTGACCATCATTGACAATCAACATTTGTTCTGGCGCATCATTTCCAATAAGACCAAGTATATCATTTTCAAAGACATATGTCAAGCTCTGGTTAATCTTTTGCCACTTTTTGTATGCCACTTCACCCTCAGGTCCAGTCATTTCACCAACCCATGTTGAACTGCCATAAATGAAATTCGCCAAATAAAAGTTACGCAATTCGTCCAGTGAATACTTACGGGACAATTTGTAGAATTGATATTTTGCTTTATTCTTTAAAAAGTTATCCTGTGACACGTTAGTTTTTCCGTTGTATCGGAAATAATCATAGGATTTAGAGGTGAAGTGTAACTTCATTGCAGAATAAAGTTTGTACGCTTCGAAACCAGTATTTTCTGTCATATCTATTATAAATAAGTGTAGGTCACCGAATTAGCCGTTCGCACCTACTCTAACATTGTAAAGGAATGTCAGCATGGATATTTATTCCAAAACCAACACACCACCCGGTTCTTATGTTTATGCATATCTACGTCCAGATAATACACCATATTATTTTGGAAAAGGTCAAAAAACACGAGCTTGGTTAAAATCTAAAAAAGAAATTAAGCCACCAAAAGACAAATCACGAGTCATAATTGTTGAATGTAATTTAACTGAAGTTGGAGCACTAGCTTTGGAACGCCGAATGATAAGATGGTATGGTAGAATTGACATAGGCACAGGAATATTAAGAAATAAAACCGATGGAGGTGATGGTGTAGAGAATTACAAACATACACAAGAAACCTTAAATAAAATTTCAGGTATGAATAGTATCCACTATAACAAATCTCCGTGGAATAAGGGAATGAAAGGTTTCAATTTAGGTTTTAAACACACGGAGAATTCTATCAAAAAAATGTTAGGACCAAAAAGTTCGGAACATAAAACTAATATTTCAAACGGTAGAAAAGGGATGATTTTTTCAGAACACCATAAACAGAATTTATCAAATTCGAAAAAAGGCAAACCTATACCGAAAAAGAGAAAAAGAATAATGACACCTTTTGGATTATTTGAATCAGTAACATCAGCGGCCGAATTTATGAACTGTACAAAGTCCAACATTTCTTCCAAATTAAAAAGAAAACCGGATGAATATTATATCATACAATAGGTAACCGACTCGACTTTTTAATCAGATTAACTGATTGTGCTTCTTCACGGATTCTTGCTTTAAGGTGTGATGAAATCAAGGTGGCAGCCACCTCAATTTCAATACCTGATTCTTCACAGTATTGAATGATTGCATCCATACAATGAATATTATATTCTTCAGCAATCTCCGCAATTTTCAGAGAGAATTCACGAATTTCATCTTTAGTGGGCATTATTTGACCTTCAATGCATAAACCATGCAAAGGTTATCTGCTTGTGTTGCATATGCACACTTAACAGAGATAGGGTCAATACCTTTTTGAATGGCGGTGTCCATGTTCTTTGCCATGTTGTTTCGATCATTTGTATTTGACAAATAACCACTAATGATTACCGATACAACAATAATGGTGATACACACCAATGAGGTAACAACAATTTTCATATGTGAATCTTGGTTTTCCATGTTAAATGATTTCCTTGTTTCTATCAATTGAGTCTCTTTCGGAACGGTAGAAGATGTGTCTTCCGATTTGTTTGACTTTCTCCAAGTGACGCCATCCAGGATGGACGTAATCCGCATGATAGTATGTCGAACCTTCAGTAACATCGTTCTGCCTCTCGTAGTTTACAATTAAGTTTGTAGCGAGTTCCAAAATTTCATTATATAACTTCTCGTCATGGATTGGCAAGCCCTTTCCATTCTTCTTTTCGCAATACCAAGAAAACTGACAGGTCTTACCAGTCTTCTGTTTGACCACGGAGCAGATAGTGTCTGCATATCCAGATTGTACACGGTTAATAGTTACGAAAGCAACGGCCTTCTGACCCTCAATAGGTTCATAAGCGGCTTCATGGTAAATATTTTGTGCCAAACAAGTTACTTGGACTTTAGTGTCATCAGGTAACGCATTGTAAGTGGTCTTAAAAGGCAGGTTATAAGTATCAACGTTGATACAAGAAACCATCAAGATGATTGCTGAAAAGAATACTGCTACAAGTATGAGTTTACTTCGCATTGAATTCTCCAGTTGAAAAAGGTGGGTTTTGTAAGAACCCACCGAAACTTATAGGACTCTTAGAAAGAGTACTTTGCACCTACAGCAACAGTATTGCCGTCATACAATTTGACTTTACGGTCACCGTCTTGATAACGATAATCAACAGTCAAAGCCAATGATTTAGTAACTGGAACAGAAACACCTGCACCAACTAGAGCAACATAGTGCTCATTGCCTTTAACACCAGTCTTGTCCAAGTAACCTAGACCAGCCTTAGCAGTCAAAGTTGCTGAACCCAAAGTCAAAACATCATAACCAGCGACTGCGCTGAACTTGTTCAAATCACGTTTGGCTTCACGGTCAGCTTCAGCGGTAACACTGAACTTGCCAAAATGTTGGCCAACAGTCAAACCATAACCAGTGCGGTCATTCTTGCTGTAGTTGTCGATAGAACCATTAACACCAACTTCAACGGCCGATGCAACTCCAAATGCAGCCATCAAAGTGGCCAATAGAACTAACTTCTTCATTAAAAAACTCCTTTAAGTTAAAATTAAATGCCAACTGATTGGTTAATAAGGACAGTTGGCGAAACCCCAGACGGTGCTTACGCAGCCATCAAGAAACGTTCATCGTTTGCGTTTATTTTTGATTTAGTGTTTACGTCAACTCTGACGGATAGCCTGAATATCTTACTCTTTACCCTGTCGAAACCTGGTCATCCCCATCAAAAGCACACTACCAAGAACTCCCGATTGGTCATGTCGGTCCTAACGCTCACTCAGGTAACCACTTCCCAAGGGAGTATGCTTTTGGTGGAGATGGGCGGAATCGAACCGCCGTCCAGAACACTTTTCTTATACCAAGTTTACTATCATTATTAGCGCACCGATTCGGTGTGCTTACCTTTGAATGATTTCTTTAACAATTTCATCCAGAGTTTCTTTGCCTTGTCGAGATTATGTTGAAACTCGGCACGGTTTAATTTTTGAACTAATTTTTTGACTTTCATTGATTTGGTACCAATACAATCTTTTTAGTGTTTGTTTGAGGGTCAATCATTTCTTGCCAGTGATAACCTAGTGGTGGTGCTTGAACAACTGGTTGTTGTACATATACAGGTGGTTGTTCAACGATTACAGTACCATATCTAGGTTGTGATGCAAGTTCGGCACCAATGACAACACCTGCAGCCAATGGAACCCAACCGACACTAGGACCGCCCCAGTGATATGTCTGACGATAACAGCAATGTGCCGAAGCAACAGTTGCTAGAGATGACAGTAGTAGAATAGTAATAAGTTTTTTCATGTCTCGTATCCTATCAGAAAGTTTAATTCTTGGCAAGCGTTTTCTGGTAATAATGAATTGCTTCAACTAAACCGTCAATGTGGTCGCTTGTCTTTTCCTTAAAAATCAATGGTTCAGAATCTTTCACGGCCATGATGATGATTAGGTTATTTATAGGAATTCCAATTAGTTCTTCATACATGAGACTGTATGCAGTAGTTTGCCAGAAATAATCCATGATGGAATCTCTGGATTTTGGTCTGGATGCAGTCTTAAAGTCAATAACTGCCAACTCACCTTCATATTCCGCAATAACGTCTACACGACCAGCCATGCCAAGTTGTTTAGACCACAAAGCAGCCTCTTGGTAATGAATGTTGTTAATCCTGTTAAGATATGGTTTGATAGACAGGAAGTACTCCAACGCATCAGGCATGATGCCTTTCATGTAGTCTACCTTGTTGTTAAGATAGTTCTCACAAATCGTGTGGACGTTGGTTCCACGTGATGTGGCCTGTTTACTGATACGGTTAGCTTCTTCCTCACCGACACGCTTACGCCATTCAAAGATGGCCTGTTTCTTTTGTGCACCAAGAACGGTGGTTACAGAGGGCAAACGAGTACCATCATCTAGTGTGTAATAACGCTTGCCGTCTGGAAAGGTTTCTGATTTTAAGTCACTGAGTTCCCGTGGGGGACAATAATTAAACATGATATATCTTTATACTATTAGAAATTCTTCTGTGTTTGCTGGATTTACAATATTGTTGCCTGTTATGACCCAACCAATGTAGTTATTTTGTGTTTGTAACAAATACGTATTTGCATATGGATTTTGCCAAGTTTCGGTTTTTCCATTCCAAATACAAGAATCTATAATTATATTTGTGTTACTGTCTATAATTGCGTATGTGTACATATCTTTTATCCATAAATTACTGCTATACCCGCCGCACCATTACCACCGGGTGAACCTGAAATGCTATATTGTGCAATCCCGTGGCCACCACCTTGACCAGCATCACCGGGGTTTGTTCCGTTTGCAGCAGTGTTTGGTTGTGATGGACCTACTGCTCCAGCTGCACCATACGGACCATATGTGGTGCCAAGAAAGTTAGATGTGGTGCCATAATTGCCACCATTAAGACCCGCAGAAGAATATCCCGATGCTCCAGCGCCACCTGGTGCCACTTGAGTCAAACCACCTGAAAATTGTGTTGTTCCACCTGTGGCTCCAGTACCACCAGACCCTATGCCACCCGAACCGCCTGCACCACTGGCACCAATTGTAACTGTAAAACTTGAACTAATTGTTGCTGTTCCTGTCACAGTATATCCACCCGTGCCACCAGAACCTGCGGCGTTTGATATACCACCGTGGCCACCGCCGCCGCCACCAACAGTAATATAAGAAATCGAACCCATACCAGCAACATATGTGAAAGTTCCACTCGATGTGAATATGTGGACCGTTGGTGTGTAAGAAGATTTACCATATGCACTAGACATACTTATTGCACCAGAAGAAACGCCCAACAAAGTTCTAACAGCAGAATCATTCATTGAAATTGAGGCGGTACCCGAGCTATTATACCCCTGTCCACCATTGTACAATTCCAATTCAATAGATTGTCCACTGGTAGAACCACCCATTGATAATGTTCCACTGGAGTTAATTGTCATGTTTTACCTTTATTGTTTTTTTATAATATTTATCATCAATCTTAATAGAACAAAATTTACGACCTGTTATCTTATCTGCTCGAATGAGCCTTTTCCAATCATTTTTATTGTTTTTACGATGTGAGATGATATCAACAAGCGTATATCCCATGTGTTCTTTAAACTCTTGGAAGGTTTCTTGATCCATGACTTTCATCTTTTCTGGAATTTGAAACAATAAGTAATCAAAAGAAAAGTCATTACCATCAGGCCTGTAATCAAGCCAGATATTTGTGAATTCAATGATAAAATCTGCAAACTTACCAGTCAGGAACTTAACCCGAACGTTCATCCGATGAAGGTCTGAATAATCGTATACAAAATCAACATCGTTTATCATATAACCTCAAATAAAACTTAACCAACCAGTGATGATATATTTATCTTGGGATGGTGAAACCACACCCCTATGTGTGTGAGTCCAATCAGCAGGCCAAATTAAAGTTAACCCTTTCTTGGGTGTAAAAACTTTGTTTTGGTGTAAGAACTCCGTACCACCTTCATCAGTAACATCATTTAGATATGTCATAAACACCAAGTGTCTTTTCAGATTATTTAATCCAAATCCATTTCTTTCGGTGTGCCATTTTTTAAATCCACCACCGGGCGAATAGTGTTGAATGACGACAGGCTCAACAAGCGACCATTGATTACCTGATGCACAGTAAGGATATTTTTCAATGTATGACAAAATAATTTTGTTCAAATCTCCAAAGTAATCTATGGCCAAAGAGTCGTCAGCCAAATTAACATCAAAAGAATCTTTTGTGTTTAAATCAATTTCAAGTGAACCATCTTTTGCCAGAACATATCCTCTATGTTTTTCACTTTGTGAATGATATTCAATCAATTCATCACATAATGATAACTCCGAAATATACTCTTGGTGTATAAAATCAAACATCAATATCCTAATTTGTCACATGCCTCTTAATGTATTTTTAATACTGTAACCCTATTTATCCTAATAACCCAACCTATCACAAGCCACAATCCAAGACTTAACCAAACTGGAACGCACAATATCATCTGGTGTAAACTGAATCTCACTAAAATCATCCATATGTCGTGCTACATCTAAGAAAGATTGTAGACCAGACACATCGTTCCTACTCTTAATCAAGTCATTCTGTTTCAAGTCACCGATAAAGATAATCTTAGAACGATGGCCAACACGGGAAATGACAGAATTTAACTCATGAAAGGTCATAGACTGACATTCATCTACAATGATGATAGAATTATCAATAGAAATGCCGCGAATAGCAGTAGTTGAGATAAATCTAGCATGTCCTTGCTCCTTTAATCTGTCCCAAGCATCTTTACGACCGAATAGTGTCTCACAAATTTCTTTGTAAGGCACTTCATAAATCTCCATCTTTTCTTCCAAAGTACCAGGAACATAACCTTGGTCACGAACCTGAACTGCCGAACGAACTACCACAACGTGTTCAAACGGATTGCTTCTGTCTAATACTTCCTCAATTGCTCTATACAATGCCAAGAATGTTTTACCTACACCTGGTGAACCTAATAGACCCATGAAGTAATCACCCCTTTTATATGCATCAAAAAACTTTTGTTGATTCTGTGTCAACGCCTCAAAAGTTTTCAAGTGGTCTAATTTAATTTTTAATGCGTTAGATGTGACTGGTTGATGAATATATGTTACTGTATCGTCAGCCACATCTTCACGCTTTTGAATTGCAGTTTTTCTATTGCTTGCCATTGAAGTCTTCCTTGCTGGTTGTTTATGATTTTTATTTGGAAGTTTTGTTGTAGACAGTTGTATCCTTTCTAAGCAGTACAGGGACTTTTGGTTGAGATTTCTTCTTGGTAGGTTGTAGATATACTTGTGGTTTGTAGAAACCACCACCAAGAAGTGCGGGAATTTGTTGATTTACCATTCTCTAGGCGTTTTCGTTTTGTGTCCGGACATTGTGTTACCAGGAATTGTATCTTTCATACGCTGGATAACATACTTTTCGAAGCTGGAATCTGGTTTACCGATACCAGGAGTGCTTAATCGTGAACCATCAGACATGACTGGCAAATCTTCTGCGGCAAAGTACCGTTCAAGATGTGGATTGGATTCCTTGAATTCATCCAATTTGGTGTATGACATAGTGTGAATTTCTACTTCACCTGTGTCTTTGTTTAGAAAATCGTATCTAGGAATTTTAGTCACCTCTATTATAAATGTTTAACAAATTCACCATGCAATTCGTTTCTTGTTTTCATTGCCCACTCATTGGCCATTTCAATATCATCAAAAAATTTACGATGTGCCTTTTCACCAACTTTTACTTTAGCACACCATTTTTTATTTGATTCATACCAACTAACACCTTTATAACCACTCTTGTTGGAAGAAGGCTTCTTTGAATTGAATAAATTTTGTGAATGTGTGCAAGGCCTCAAATTTTCAATCTTATTATTCAACACATTACCATCTTTATGATCCACATTATCAGGTAAATAACCATGGTGGTACATAAAAATCAATCTATGTGCTGAGTAGTATTTCTTTTCAATTCCTATGTATCTGTAATTTTGTGGTGGTCTTACAAAACCAGCAATTGATCCGACTTTACAAACATTTGATAATGGTTTTTTCCATAACAAATTTCCGTCCTCATAAACGAACAGTGTTTTTAATAGTTGTTGGGTAATCATTTTGCTGAAAACCACTCCGGGACATTACGAGAGTTAATCTTACCTGACCATTTGGCCAAGTGCTGTTTATTATTTATGTAATAGTTGTGATATGACTTGATGGAACTACCGGCAACTTTGACATGTTCAGGCATTGCAGGTGTAGGTTCTGTGAATTCTACATGTGCAGGAATGTTCATTGGTGGGTACATCAGTTCATCAACAAGACCAGTTTCTTGGCACTTGTGAACTTTACCATAACGATAGGTGTATTCGGTGCAGAGTGCTTCTAACAATTTCCACAGAAACACATAATTGGCATACGACTTACGCACCCATATGGCAGAAGGATGGTTGATATGAGTTGCTTTGTATAGTTTACCTTCACGGTCGTCAGGAAGAACCCACCGGCGCATCATACGACCAGAAGCAGACTTGCCTGTAGATTCTGTGCCGTCAATCACCCGGTGCGCTGTGGACAAGAGTTGGCTATACTCTAAGACCATTTTAATCAGGTGCTTATCGCAATGGAATCTTGCACATTCTTCTACATCGTGCGATAGATAAAAGATATTCATTTTTCAACTCCAAAATGTTTTTCAATTTCATTTGAATAATCAGCAATAGCCGTCAATAAAAAAACCTGCTTTTGTTCAGAATGATTATTGATATAATACTTCATTAAAACATTACCTTTTTCAATACACTCTCGAACAATCAACTCGGCGAACTTTTCAAAATCATCTTCTGCAAATTTGACAAAGTTCGTACCTCCAGCAAATCCTTCATAAAATTCTCCACCAGCCTGTTCA